GGCGACTTCCATCTGTGTCTTTCCCTCGTAAAAGCGGAGGCGCAGGATGAAGTTCTCGCGCTCGTTCAGATGATTCATGGCGTCGTTTAGAGAGAGTTCTTCGATCCAGTTGTCCTCGCGGTTTTTTTTGTCACTGATCTGGTCCATGACGTAGAGGGTGTCTCCTCCGTCGGTATAGACCGGATCGTAGAGGCTGACAGGGCTCTGGATGGCATCCAGGGCGAAGACGATCTCCTCCTGGGTGAGACCGGAGACTTTTGCAATCTCTTCTAATGTCGGTTCCTTGCAGGAGGTTTTGGCAAGAATCTCGCGGGTGTGGATGGCTTTGTAGGCGGTGTCGCGCAGGGAACGGCTGACGCGGATCGAGTTGTTGTCACGCAGATACCGGCGGATCTCACCGATGATCATCGGAATGATTATACCTAGTCGAAAAAACGAAAGGAATGTTAAAATGACTAGGAAGCAAGCATTGTTACGTGCTATTGAAGAATTGAAAAAGAATAAAAAAAATACTCAAATTGTGATGTTGTTAACAGAGATATATGAGGATATGCCGTTAGTCCGTTGGAATAGAAATAATATACTAGATGCTTTTCAGCAGTATTTAATTGATAATAATGGTGTATTCCCAACAAAAAGAAATTTGGGGAAATCACTACCTACTTATAATGTCATTAAGAGAATTTTTGGATCAAATTCTATGACGGATTTTAGAGATACATTTTTCCCAAATGAATACTCTGAATATTACTCTTCATATAATCGTTATACGCTTGAAACACTCAAAGAATGTTTTATTGAAAACTATAATAATATAAATGGTGGTAATTATGTCAAGTATGATGACTATGATTTATACAGGCAACCTGGAACGCCGTCTATACGTTTTATAATAAATAAATTTGACTGCAAATCATATAATGAGTTATTATTAAAAATGAATATAAGAAAAAATACTAAATCATTTGTAGTAAATTCAAATAAAAGAATATTAAATATTCCATATGAACAGGAGTCAAATCAATGAAATGTCATCTTGATAAAGGCATAAACAAGTGTCCATATTATCTACCAACAGAAAAAGAGTGCTTATCAAAAACAAAATGCAGCTATCAAGAGCGAATTGATCCTAATGTCGATTGTGGCTATATACGAAAAGAACGTTGGTATGAAAAATATTATAGGAAATCGTAAAAAAATAGGGAACACTAAAATATAGTGTTCCCTATCATTAATTTGTAATCTTCAATTTGTAATCTTCTTTGAAAGAGTATTAACGGTTTCTTTTAGTTCTTCAATCTGTGTTTGCTGCATTTGTACTAACTTAATAAGATATGGTGTAAATTTTGAATAATCAATTCCTATAGCTCTAATGGCGTTCTCATCATCATCTTCGCAATTAACATCCCCTACGACACACTTTGGAAGTAATGGAGCAACATCCTCGGCAATTAGACCAACACAATTTTTGGCTGCGTTATCTCCGATATAATCAAAATTTACTGGAGTTAAATCTAATAACTTTATAGCATCTTCATCTGAAACTTCTATAATATTCTCTTTAACCCTTCTCGATGAATCTTGTGCAAATGCACTTGCGTGAATAACTGCTCTGGCAGAATTATCTCCAGTGGAAACATAAAACGCGCCGTTTGTCGCAAGATACATATCACCGCCATCATTTTGTACCAAAAGCCGACCGTACATGTTGCTTCCGGCTCCAACCAAGGCGATACCTGTTAATTGAGATGACATACTTTTAAATGCTACGCATCCCGCCGCATTAAAGTCTCCCATATAGCAATCATCACCAACGGGATTCCATGTGCTATTTTTAAATCCGACAGCCCCCGTAAAAGTACCGCCAGCTATCGGCATTTTTGTAGCATCCGTTGCAGTTCCCGCAGAATTTGCATATTTGGCATGTGCGACAGACACTTCATGTGTTCCCCCTTCAAGTTGCAAAAAGAATCTATTATCGCCATTTGTATTATACTTACACAGTAATTTAAAATTATCTCCATGACTTGTCCCATTCGCAGCGTAGGTTCTCATGCAATGCGCAGCGTTAGCACTATTAGCACTCTTTGCATAAGCAACACCAGTTTCACCTAGTCCGTTAATACCTACTATAACTGCTTGATTATCTAGGTCTGCTTGCATATACATAAATCCATTATCTCGCGCCGTTCCCTTGTATGTCCGAGTCGTAAGTTGATTGCATACATTATTTGCATATCCCGTAAACTTTGCCAAATCAGAAGAAGAAGAATGTGCAACGGATTTATCTGCATCAGCCGTATTGTCTACGTTTCCAAGCCCGATATTTGCTGGGGTGATATCTACATTTCCCCTTCTGTATCCATCTTCAGCAGAACCCTTAACGCCAGTCACAGGAGTACCTGCTAATACATCCCATTTGCTATCTGATGTTTTATAGATATTTGATCCAGAGGGTATTATATTGCCCGCTCCTTCCTTAAAATCATCAGTAGTAGTAAATTCATCCGATACATTATACATCCAACCGTCTTCAATATCTGATAAGCTTGGAATATCTGAAAATGCGATTGTTCCATGCGGCTGTAACCCGCCTTTTAGTCCTTCGGAGATATCTCTTGATTGCTCGTAATAATACTTTGCATTATCAGAATTTTCTCCTTCTCGGTTATTTGTACCTCCCACGGCATAACTTTGAGCCTTAGTAGCATATTCTAATGCAGAGTCTGCTTTTTCAGTAGCTGTTTCTTCAGATTTTGCAGCGACTTGCTCGCTGACTTTTGCATTAGATTCACTTTTTGCTGCGTTAGTAGCATTTGTTTCCACTTCTTCGGCTTTCTGCTTTACAATCTCAAGCGCGCCTGCAGCAGATAAAATAATCTCATTTGTTTTATCAATTGCAGTCTTTGTATCAGTTTCTCGTTTTTCCTCTGAAACCTTGCGTTTTTCTTCGGAGTTACATCTTTCAGTTTCGTTTGAAACTCTGATTTCTTCGGCTTTTCTTACAGAATCTTCTAGCTCTGAAAGAGAATCTGAACGCCCTTGTTCCTTTGTTATTAAGTCTGTGAGAACATTAAATTCATCGCTTGCTATAATTTTATCATTTGAATATACACTTTTTTCAATGATGATGTCTAAATTCATTGTAGATAATAACGAGTCATTTCCCTTTTCTTCAGAAGGGTATACAAAATCTAATTCAAGGAGTGCCTTACCAGGATGAGCAAGAGCCGTTTCTGTTAGTTCTACTAAAACAGTACCGTCACTTTGAATTTTTGCTTCGTTATATATTCCACGGTCATCGGGTGTCTCCATTTTCATATAACATTTTGTTATACTACCATCAAGAGCGATTGGGACACCTTTACTTGTACATGTGATCTCTATATATCTACTTTTTTTATCGTATTGTTTGGCTCGTATGGTCTTTATTTCGCTGTTATAAAAGTCCATAGTCACTTTTATAGGATCAATAAGATTACCCATATTTAACCTCCTTGTATAAAAAAAATAAGGATCATTACTGACCCTTATCATTATTACTTTGCTTTAATAAATTTTCGTATGATTTTCTTTCGTTATCTAACTGTGTCAAATACATCTGATGCATGTATTCATATAACCATTTTGTGATCGGTTCCAATAAAAGCGGTGATAATCCGCTTTCAGACACTACATTTATCAAATTCTCTTTACATTCTTCTACACATAAAGAGACTGGTTTATTTATTTTTTCAGTCATTTTTTTCTCCTTCTAATCTAATTAACCTCTCATTTATTGATTGCAATGTTGCAATAATATCTGGGATAAATTCTTGGTAATTTAATGATAGATAGTCTTCTCCGTTCATTTCGGAATGAGATACTATCGACCATTTATTATCGTATGAAGCTAATAGTTTTTGGACATCTTGTGCTATAAAGCCGTGATCGTAAATATCGTCATTACGATATTTATATATATATCTTTTAGCTTGTAGAGAGAAGATAAATTCGGCGCTTTTTTGTATGTCTAAATTTCCAACATTGTGTTTCAACCTTTCATCTGAATAACTATCCCATCCATAAGACGACACGCCCTTACCATTTTCTAATATAACAGTTACTAAATCTCCGCCTGAATTGTGACTGTCTAATTTAACTTGGCTATATGACAAAATCAATCCACGATTCCAACTCCCAGCTTCAAATTGTTCATCGGTGTATCCATTAAACTCATAAGATGCAAAGCCATCCGTTCCAACAACAACTCGTGTACTGTTAGAACGACCAAGAGTAATATAATCATTTGCTCCCAAGGATGATATGATATGCATATAACCATTTGTCATTTCAATGTCACCTTTAATATGAGCACCAGTAGCATATAACTCACCTGTATGCGTAACTCTGAATGGGGCGTTACCCGCATTGGCTATATTAGCCCCAGCCCAAAAAGCCAATGAGCGACCATATTTACTCATGCCAACACCGATATTATCAGCTTGGTCATTATATATTGCTGTATCATCTATAACCCATCCAGCTAATTCACCACCAGATATTCTAATATTTTTTGCCCACACAGTACCGTCATGGCTTGCACAAAAAATATGCCTATCTGTTCCCGCGATCACATCACCAGCCCAGAAAGCCCAGTCAGAAGTTGACGAACTCATGCCGATATTATTACTGTCAGAACATAACTGCGTATCTCCAATTTTAAAACCACCAATATGCCCAGATGTCGATGTCATTGCGCCGTTTTTGTCAACATAGAATTGATTAGATAGACTTAGACCATTATCTCCAAAGTACATACTATCTTGATTTGCAAATGTTGGATTATCCCTATAGATACATGCATCTGTAACTTTCCAACGTCCAAACGAACTCCCAGAACCCGCAGTAACCGTTCCCTTAATCGTAGCGGAAGTTGCAGTCATATTACCATTCGGATCAACTGTGAATGTACTATTGCCGTTGTTGATAGTTGCACCAATAATCATTGACGCAATACAAAAGTCTGCATTTAAACCGTATCCTTCATACTTCACCCCATTTAAGGTATAACTTTGCTTTCCAAGCGCAGCTCTAAGATGTTCCCAGTTATCATCGGTGAATGCCAATACGTTGTGTGTTAAAATAAACTGTTCTGGACTGTAATCGTCTAACACATCGTCATGGCTTCTGCATAGCAGCCCATGTTTATCAAATACAATATCTTCTGTATCGGCGTTTTTAATCCTATACAGTGCAGAGTCAAAACCTTCTTTTTGAATCTTTTCAAAAGTATCAGACGCAAGTTTTCCACTTTCTGCCTGGTTTGTTACAGCATTATAACTACTGGCTATAGACTGTGAACTTTTTAAGATGCTATTTATATCATTCATCCCATTTGCCGTCTTTGTAACATCTGAAAATGTAACATTTAGCTTGGTAATATCTGACGCAGACAATTCATAACCGATTAGCCTTAAGCGATAAATATCATTATCAACCCTCAGTCTAATCCAATTGCCCAGTTTAAATTTATCAACTATTGGTTGAAATTCTTTCATCGCCAATAGATTATATAGGGTAGAAGTAATACTATGCTGATATTCGCCAGACTTAACAATTTCTTTTTTTGCAACGCTTAAAAATTGTTCTGCCTTATCAATCAGTTCCGTATTTGATAGCCCGTCAGAAATGTAATTATCATTAGAGTAGGTGTCTTCGCGTTTGTAAGAACAAAATTCAAGATATAAATCTGTTCCAAGATACCGTGGAAAATTTAGATTTTTTTGAATTTCTTTTACCTGAATTTCATAAGAATCTCGCTTTGTTATCCATTGGTTTATCGTTTCTTGTCTGGTATCAATTTCTGCTTGACAAGCTCGTAATTTATTATAGTATGGCACATATAAGGATGAATAAAGTTCAGATTTTTCATCGCCCTGTTGTGCTTCAACTAATACGTCCAAACAGGATTGAACTGCATCGTAAAACGAAGTGAGGCGATTCAATGCATAGTAAGTTAAGGCTTGTTTAAACTGATCAAGATCTTTTATGGTAAGAACGTTGTAAATATACTCGTCATTCTTGCTCGAATTTGCAATGCTTTTCTGAATTTTTTGATTAAGAAAGTCGTAGTAATTATCATAAACTTTAATGGTTAGATTTTGTGAATATGCAATATCATCTTCATCGGAATAATTTGTAACCTTGAACCTACCAGTCCATGTTCCATAACTGTTACCTTGTCCGTCATTTTTACCGCCATACACAAATTTCCCATTCTCGATTTCAATCTTTACATATCCATATTTTACATATACTTTTGCATAATTCTTAAGAGCTGAGTTTACGGTAGCAACAGAAGTTGTGCTTAAAACAGATGATAGTCCTAATGGGCTTAAATTTGCACTAGTGAGTTTTGCGGCTTCGGTAGATGCAGTGATTGTAGCTTGCTCTATAGTTGGCATCATTGATGATGTATAATATAAGATCTTATCTATACAATCATATAAGTTCTCTATGATTGTCGAATAATCCTTTGTGCATGAAGCGTAAAACTCATCATACGAATCTAATCTTTCAACCAACTCCTCAGACATATCATCTTTTTGTTCCTGTGGAATATAGTAAATATAAGAAGATCCATTCGGATTAATAGAAGCAATAGTGGCTGTCATTAAATCATCACCAGCTTTTAGCTTAAAACAGTTCTTTATACTATCTACGTCTGTTGAAAAATCAATTTCGTCACTTAAATTATCCTTGCTTACAGATACGGTTGTGTCTTCTCCATAATACGAAAGGTTTGTTGAGCCACATTTTGGGCATACATCTGTAAAGTCACCTCTGTACCCGCAATCACTACATGTTGTTTCAAGATCATACACTGATATGGAACGATCAGTAGAATCAAATTGAAATAAGCAGTGAAATTCGTCAGCACATTCGCCTGTAAGAAAATCATAGATACTTGTACTATCAATAGAGAAAGCCCTTTGAATGCTATATAATGATAAATCGACATGCTTTATTTTATAATGCGGTGCTTTTGAGAGGACACGATGTAGGAGAGAAGCAGATGGATCAGACGGATCATAGAATTTAGTAGGTTTATAATCGTCACGAGCAATGTCATCTTCTGTATTTATATATGTATCATATAATATAGTTTGTGACAGTTCTTCTTCACATAAAGAACGTCCAGACACACTTTTCGTTATTGCCATTGAATCTTTAACAGGACATTCTATTTGAAAATATTCATTGAGTTCTTTGACCCATATTAAACGTAGATCTGTTAATTTGTCCCAACAATTAGTTTTCTTACCATTTAATTCCTTGTATGCTGTAAATGAAATTTCGTCCGCAGAATTTAAATTCGTTTTAATATTTAGTGTATCCTTGTCATACAAAACTTCTCCATAGTGGATGTAGCTTCGGCTAGATAGAACTAAAGTATGAGACTTAAGAGAGCCATCTTTATTTAATAATGTACTCATACAATTATACCAACCTTTCTAATCGGAGAATAGTCAATACTAATTTTACATGGAAGAGATACAGTAAACTTATTTTGAATGTTATCGTATTCATTATAAAATCGAATATAATTATAGTTAAAATCATTAAACAGTTTTGTGTGTGACATATTAGTAGTGATAATCTCATTAACACAATCCAACGTTATAGTTTCATTAGTCTTGCAGTTTTTTATTAGTACAGTATGATTTTCATCTGCATCATTTGTGATTTTTAAATCACCGCTTGTAGCACAAGTTATTTTAACAGTAGAAGGGTAATTAAATCCCATCTCGTCTGATGTATCCGAAAAATAGAAAAAACCATCAGCATTTTCAATAGTGTATTCCATTGTCCCTGTTTCTCCATATCCATAGGGAGCATTAGAAGTAAATGCCAATGTAATGCCAACGATATTATTACCAATACTAATTGGAGTTAGATTAAAACTTCCAAGAAAATACAGGTCATCAAATTCCCCATTCTCGTAAACTGGTTTAAATTTTTTATACTGTCGTTTGTTCAGCCATCTTGATAATTGTCTAAGTTCTATATCTGTTATGCCGAAATTTTCAAACTTACACGGGGTCTTACATACATCAAATGTTGCGGTACACACATTTTCATATTCAGAAGACACTAATCTGTTAATACCAGTACATCCGGTTTTTACAGTGTTAAATTTAAGTGTACTGCCAAAATCTATTGTTCCATCACTGTTAATAACACAAGGCATAAAACCATAATCAGACAGTTTTTCTCCATCATAACCAAAATCTTTCAAAACCATATAAATTCCTTTCCGTATATGGTCTTATACCCATACACTATTTAACCTTTCTTATATCGCGCAAAACTTTATTACACGAATTTTCAACATTCTTATCATATTCACTTTTTAATAATTTAATTTCTTTTACCAAATCGTGGTATTCATTTTTATATTTTTTTAGATCTTCAACAACATCAAGATATTCCTTATATGCCGCCTCCATTTTTGCGATACATTCTCGCTGTTTATTTAGATCTTCTGTTAATCTTCTATTTTCCTCAACTAACAGTACGTTTTCTTTATTTACTCGCTTTAGAGCCGATTCTAAAACTTTTTCTCTTGTCTTCATTTTATCTCCATACAAAAAAGAGCAAGACAGTAGTAAGCCACCTTGCTCTTTAAACTAATATTTGTTAATTCTTAAACTATTTTTGCCAAGTAACGCATTTGATGTCAAATCTTTTAATACAGATTGCACCTTGCCATTTTGCTGAACGCTTTGAACAAGTTGCTTTGTGAACTCTTCCGGATTATTTACCCCATTCATCTGAATATTATCTATACCAATGTTAATATTACTTTGAGAAGCATTCCGCGCAGTTTTACTAAAATCTGGTATTTTTATATTATCAGACAAATCAATCAACTGTGGAAGAGAGGAAGTCCACTGTTCCCACATTTCGTTCTGAACAGGAGTCAAGATACGCTCTCCCTCTTTAACAGCAACCATTGTGTCTTCACCCATAGATTGTGCTAAATCATCAAATGGTGACTTTGTTTTTGAAGATACATTGCCACCTTTAGCATAACGTGTTGCTATATTCCAACCATGATTCATATGAGAACCATTATTACCAGTCATAGTGCGATTTGGCTTCTTAATCGTTCCACCAGTTTTGCCAGGTTTCAATGAGCTACTAGACCCACCGCTTCTGCTAGATCCACTAGAACCGCCACTATGATTAGAAGAATTATTGCTTGCAGCAATAGTAGCAAGCGTAAGCTGAGACTGTAACGATGCAATTGTGCTAGAATAAGCAGATGCTGCCTGCAAAGACGCAGTTACAATATTGTTCGCGGCAGTATTGATACTATTTATAATATTCACCGTATTTGAGTCGGAATAACTTATCATTGCATTGATTCTGTCGGTGACACCGTTAATAGACATATTGGTTGTCGTAAGTAAGCCAGTGAAATTTTCATTATAAAATGCAACCATATCATACATACCATTGTTGGTATCCAAAATAGTTTGCAGATCATTGGAAACATTGTAGCCTACTTGGTTGGCAACATCAATTATTGTTCCTTGGATCTCAACTGAATTTGCATTGCTTTGGTTTATAACATCCTGCACCAAAGCATCTATGTCGTCAAGACGACTATTTAACATGGTTTCATATTCACTGTATAAATCGTCCAACATAGCAGTTTGATCCGATTTCCACTTTTCATACTCGGTCTGCTGTAAATCTTTCTGAGCTTTTTCAAGTTCGGTTTGGATTTTTTGTCTATTTGCGATACCTTCTTCTGAATTATCTCCCTGATAAGCCTGTAACTGCTTCTGATAGCTTGCGATTGTATCAGTCTTTTCACTGATTGTATTTTCATACTCGTACAAGTCGCTAGTTGCGTCTAGTAATTCCTTGCGCTTATCAATTAGCTTTTGCAAAGCTTCTAACTGGGCATCGTATGCATCAGAGATGAGGTCTTTAATGGCATTCTTTTCGGACTCGGCATTTTTGATCGCTTCACGCTGTGCATCATATAACTCTTGTCTACGATCTAGCAAATCCTTATCATTTGGGTTGGCAGCAATGGCTTTATTTAGTTCGTCAACGGCTTTTGCGTATTCATCTGCCTGGTTCATGTATGTATTATATTCAATAGCATACAACGCCCCTAGAGACTCACCGTAGTTGTTTAAATGACCGGAATCATCAAACAATTTCTTATTATCCAATAGATCAGCTAAAAACTCTGTTTCAGATATAATATCGCTAATGCAGTCACGTAAATAATCAAAATTATCCCATCTAAGTTTCAGAAGGGATTTCTCATAATCAACCAACGCGGAATTTGCATCTACGAGTGCTTCTTCAACATCATTTATCTGACCCACCATTTCATACCAATCGTCAGAATACACCTCAATACCACCTGTACTAAGGGAGTCCTGTAATTGATTAAATAACGAATTATATTCATTCTGAAGCTTGTCCACATTTGTTTGCTCGTTCTGGATTAAGGTTGTATAGAAATGCTCGGATACAATTTCACCTTTCTTTTCTGTCTGGTCAATATATTTATCTAACATAGATGATTTGTGCTCAATGAGATCTAGCTCATTTTCAAACTTCTTCGCTAGATTATCAAACTTGGTTTTTGCAAGTTCGGCAAGATTATCTCTCAAATCCTGAACGGCATCCGAAGCGGCAAGAGCCTTCTCATAATATTCTTTGTATGTCTGAATTTGTTCTTTAAGTGTGTCATCTGTGACATCTTCAATAGACATACCGCCATTTTGAACAAGATTTTTATAATAATCTGATAAACCTACAGAGTTTGCCTTGTTCATATATGCCTGATATGCAGACTGCTGAACGGATATTTCCTGTGTAACTGCTGACATTTCAGATGAGAGAGCAGAGTTGCGTGTAGACCATGATTTATAAGTTGCAGATACAGTTTTGCCAAGATTTGTTACTGCACGTTGTATACGACTTATTGCCGTTTCGACCCAGTTGAATGTTTCTTTTGTTTCTTTAGAGTCTTTAGAAGAACTGCCAGATGATTTATTGGCTTTGTTTATTGCTGATTTAGTGGATGTACCACCAGAGTAACTTACTTGTGGTTTTACATTGGCTGTAGATATGTTCTTCATTTGACCTTGCAGATTTTCAACTATTCTACCAGCCGCTGTAATCTGTGATTGCGTAGCTTTTCCTGACGCAGCGAGAGAAGCAACATTATTAACAGCATTTATCATTTTTAATAAATATGTTAATTTATCACCTGTAACGCCCGCCATAGAAATTAGCGATTGTAAATTTGCTAATGAAGATTGTGTCTTTATAGGATTATTGGAAACGTCTATTTGCTTTAAACATAATTGAGCAACGTCTGCCGCCGTAAGTCCTAACTGATTTGCATAAGCAACCAGAGAATTTATATCTGCATCAGTAGCAGATGCGAAGTCTAAAGTAGCCGCTCTTGCTTCTAATAGATTGTTTGCAATTTGCGCTGTAACAACTTCTTCAGCATTGGCAATACCCATTTGCTCAAGCATGGCAATAGCAGATGCTTTCGTGTCTTCTGTAACATTTTTTAATGCATCAGAATTATAAATATACGCCGTTGCAAGATTATTAAATGCAGACTGACAAGCAGATAAATCAGACGGGTTGTTGCTAATGGTCTTAATAAAGTCATCATAAGCATTTTTATATTCTTCAGTAACATTTGTCATGTTACCAAACGCTTCTTTGAATCCGTCATTATTGAGGATGGATGACCAATCAAAATCTTCTTTGTTGTAGACATCAGCATAGATTTTATCAAGCTGGTCTAAACCTGTTGAGAGGGCTTGAACTTGTGCGAGGATGTCGGTGGAAGAAATCGGTGTTTCATGTTGAACATCGCTCTCAGCTTGAGCTAAATCCTCAAAATATTTTTCAAACTCTGGCATTTCAGCAAGTGCATCAATAATAGAATTTTTAATATCTTCTTGAGAACCTATGAAATTATTGCTCACTTGTGCTGAATCAATAAGACTCTGCTTAAATGTTTCAAATTCTTCTTCAGTTTGTGGAAGGTCTTTACCAATAAGATTTGATATAATTTCTTGATTGGCTGAATTTTCATTTACATCTTTAATAGCAGAATTATAATCATCGACCGCTGTTTTTAATTCGTCTAAACGTGAGTTTATAGCCTTATATAATGGATTAGAACCCGTATCTTCTTTTGAAATTTCGCCATTAGACACAGCTTCATTTAAAGCAGTTTGAGCTTCTTTCAATTTTTGATAGTTTTCTAATATACCATCAACAGTCTTATCATCACCAACAAGGGTAAATACACCACCACCTGTTCCAACTGAGCCTTGCGATATAACTCCTGCTTTGGCTAAAATGTCGTATGCTTGCTTAGATTCTTCACCGCCTGTCGATATTAAGTTTCTATTTATTGGAGAGAACCAGTGTTTATAATCTTTCCCAACATTTATTAACTCTTTTTCTCGTGCATCAACTGCAACCATTAAATCTGCTTGAGCGTCATTTAATGAATCAAGAGTGACTTTATTGATTGCCGTATTTAAGTCTCCATATTTCTTGATCAATCCATCTAACTGAGATTGTTCAATGCCAAGCGATTCTAATAATTCCCCTTGCGTTTCTAATAAATCATCTTTTACGCCAGTATTTGTTTTTACCTCTTCTGAAAGCTGGTTGTACTTATTTAACAATTCTGTTAAATTATCGGCTTCTTCTTTTGCGGTCTGTGCATTTTCAATAGCTTGTTCTCTTGCTTCTTTTTCTTTATTAACTAAATGGGTTATTCCAGAGACAATGGCTGAAAGAGCCAAAGATAGTCCAAGTGATAACGCAGCATTTAATAGAGTAGAAGCAACTTGCAATCCAATTGTTGCTGCTTTAGCTCCAATAAGCGATTTAATATATCCACCCATAGAAGCCTTTGCTCCATTTAGACCTGCTAAATAATTTCCTAAAGCACCATTCTGATTTCCAACAGCTTTAATATATGCATTCTGTAACTGGGTAGATTTTGTTAAATTACCATTATATGATTTAAATGCATTGTTTAGCTTTGTGAAATTGCCAACAGATTGTGATGTGTTAATAGACAATCCTTGAAGGTTAAACTGACCATTCTTATTATATACGGTAGCATTTACTGTTTCTAAATTCTTTAAATGCTCTGTCGTAGTAAGTATTGTTTTTCCGAATACCTTTAATTCGTTGTCCATTGTTTTAAATATCATACTATTGATTGTTGAGATTTGTTTGAAGAATCTCGTAGAGTTTGTTCGAAGAACTCTAAAATGGTGTGTTTGAGTCACCATATAAACCTAATTGTTTGAGGATTAGGTGTTTGATTTTATGAATTTATGTGATATACTTAAAACAATATTTATACGAGGAGATTATTATGAAAAATAAAAGAATGTATATAATAATATGTTGTTTAATCGTCATTTTTTGTACTGCATGTTCTAAACAGCAATCAGAAAAAAATAGATTTGAAACAATTTCTATATCAGATGACTTTATGATAAATGATGAGTGCAAAGAACTAACAAATGATTTGAAAATATATCTTATTTCTATCCAATACTATTATGATAAATCAGATAAAAATACATTTTCAAGTTTTGAATTCTCAGATTCAGAATGTATTAGTTCTGTAGAAAATCTTCAATCACACAAAGATGACAAGCCAGATATAAGCAATCAAAGTGCAATAAAAGAAAGTTATGTAAAAACAAAAATCATAGGATACTATTTGAAAATTGAATACTTATTATCAGAAAAAGAACTTCTTGTATCAAATGGGAATAAAAAATCGTCAGAATGGTTCACAAACCTAGATGCAGAATTAAATAACATTTACGAAGAATTATCCAACGGTATACAAGAACAATAATTAAACCAATTTAACCACTTCTAAAGAACTATCATAAATGGTAGTTCTTTTTTGTTTACGATATTTATCAACAGAACTGTCTATTGTTTTAAATATCATACTATTGTTAGCAAAGGTATTGTTTGAGGATACCATATCAATCATTTGTTTGAAGAATGATTGTTGCTTGTTTTAAAATTATGTGATAAAATAGAAAACACTAGATTATATAAATAGGAGAGTAGACCTATGAACAAAAAGAGAATAATAATTCATATTGTAGTACCAATTTTGCTTACAATATTATCATACTTCGCTTCGATTTCATTCATATTTAAGATACCAGATCCAAGTGGTATTGGATATACACCTGAAACATACTATTTCGCATTTAAGTTAGCATTTGGAGTATGCGCTGTTTCATCCATTATATCTGCAATATTATATGTTGGTAACAAAAAGAAATAAAAATATTAAACTAAACCAATTTAATCACATCCTTTCTTAAAATATATGTATATTTTCATACACACAGAAAAGACCTGCTATATATAAAACAGGTCTTTTTTATATGTACGAAAACTATTTATGTATTAAATTTCATTGTCGTCTATTGTCTTGAATGTCACACTATGTTAAGGTATAATATTTATCATAATGTTTGAAGTTATGAAAAATATTTTGAATAGGAGAGAAGTGTATGAATTTTGTAAAGAAAAACTTTTCAGTTATCATGAATTTAATATCAGTATTATTTATTATTATTTCTATTGGAA